TATTCATCAGCCTGAACCTGGAATGTAGAAGCATAATCCGGAAGGACAATGGGATTCGCAAACTCCAAATTTTCAGCCGCACGAACAAAAACCAAGATTGAGACAGAAGAGGTGGCTGTAGGCGCAGTCAATGCTGTCTGCACTCTAAGCGTGATAGTCCCGTTGTCATAAGAACCATTGTGCTGGTATGGAGGAAATAGTGCTGTGGACCACGCGATTTGACTCGCCAAGAGATTGTTGGGATTCAACAAGAAAGCTGTTGCCTGCTGATAGGGAACCCGAAATTCAACCTCGTTCGAATCCCCCAAATCCACGATTGCCGTAAACACAACGTTGGAAGACGCTGCATCAACTGTGATATTCTCACCCACATAGCCAGATGGATCGAAAGAAATACGCAACCGACCTTTATGAAAGACTGAAGCCACAATCTTGAATTTGAAAATAATATCCCCTCGCCAGGATCTGAACATTTCCGAAATCCAGGACATGGGGGTCATATAAACTTTGGGATTGGCTGCCCCATCGTTGTCGTAAAGGTTGGGCATAACACGTGAAGTGAACAAGATATCATCCACTGCATTTGTTGTACTCCAAGTCGTAGTTGTGAGATACGATTCTCTTTGTACAAGGTGGCTAATAACCATCTCATCTGTAGAGTCTAAGCCCAGGATCGAAGGATCAACTGAAAGCTCATTCTTGGGGTCGAGGGTGAGCTTCTCGACAGGGAAGCCAATTTCCGTAGAGGCCAATTTGGGAAAGGCCTCGGGTCTAAACGGAAGAGTGTCTGCTACAACAGGTACGTTGGTAAAACCAAAAAGAGTGGCTATAGAAGAGACTGCACTAGCTCCAATACGTGTGGCGGTCGCAAATCGCCCAATGATAGGAATCTTCTCAAACCACTTCGCCGCGCTTGCTATGGCGCTAGCTGGTGATGATACAACCCCTTTTCCGTATTCATCCGCTTGCTCTTCGAATTCGTCACATTGGGTTGCTAATCCAATGGACGGTCCAGAAAGCTTAACATCCTCAGCCCAAGCGTAAATAGCTACAGAGACTCCACTCCCAACCACACCATTCGCCGAAGCTAAAACAGTATAATTTAGGAATGTAAGTTGGCCCATATCTATCATGGCTTGTGACGACTGAGCGTTAATCCAATTTGCCTGGTTGAAGTAGGGGAGTGTCATTTCCCCGGCCTCATTGTTTTGTGGATTAATCCAAATGTGTGGTCTTTGTGAGTAGGGGATAAGATACCGAGTACCAGTGTCATTGACAATCGTAGAAGGGGTCAGAGTAGGCAAAGGCTGGTAACCCATATACATTGCCCCATAATAAAACGGGGATGCATTGATAAGAACTTTAATCTTAATTTTGCACTGAATGAAAGCAAAGTTGTTAAGCTTGTATTTCACTCTGGCATCAGAAAAATATAAATTCCATGGATTGAAGACATGTGAAGTGCCCACAACATCTGCCTCATTCCACGTAAAGGCACCGATGCGCACAGGGCGCGAAAGAAACTTAACAAAGTCCATATTCTCAGTTTGATCCGCCGCAGATACACCGTCATAGCCTCTATCGAGACCAGCAGTCATTCCAGGCGCCGAATCATGAAACTGAACATTTTGAGCTACTGTTTGTGACATTCCAGACGTGTTAGAAAGAACTGGTTCCTCCATAACGTCCCCTTGAACATCAAGCATCTCCGCACACTCTTTGCAAATGGTGGAAAATGTGTCTCGCGGTTCGTATGCGCACTCGCATACATAGCACTCCTTTCGGGAGTGAGTCGATGGGGATGAGTCCCCCATATACTGGCAAAAATCAGTTCTGCCGCCCGTTTGCGCGAATCCACAGTCGCGCTCCTCGTTTTGGGTATTGGAAACCAGGTATAAAATGCAGGAGGGGGTCAACCTACAAGCAAGTTTGTGCAGACATCGTCCACACTCGACCAATTTAAGGCATTGGTGCCGGTAGGGGGTATCAGCCCCTCTCTTCAAACTGACATGTGTCGAATTTTCATAAAAATCACTACGGAGGTCTTCCCACAAGGGAAAGGTGCTATCCTCAACATAGTGTTCTAAATTATTCTCGACAACAACGTCACGGAACATCGCAACTTTCAATTCAAACGTCTTCTTGCCATAAAAGAAATATTCTCTCACGGCAGTGGAAATGACAGCTATAGCATGAGCCTCGGGGGAAATAGTTTTACCCCGGACACACACAGTGACCATCTTCTCAATTGATGTATGATCCAAAGGTGCTAGATATGCACCAACATCCTCATCCCAGCGCCACGTGCGCTTAAGAAATGAGCAATCGTTGATGTGGATAAAGGGTACTGAAACTGCTTCTTTATCCGCCATTGTATATTGGATGTCGATGTCACTCAACACCCGCTGAATGGCAGTATGGTTGAAAAAGCCACACTCTGGTGCCACACCCATGATGTTGTCATCACCATAAGTCATGAGCGCTACGTTCTTTTTAAAATCTTTTGCGCTATTTGTTCCAGAGGCTACGGCATAACAATACCGCATATACAATGAGTTTGCGAGACCGTTTATGATGACTGTTAAAGGATGTCCAGAAGGATTAGACCCAAAGAACTCAATCAAATCACCATGAAAATCGACGTTCGGGAAGGCAGTGTCAATACCTACCCCCATTACGACTTTCAGATCTTCTTCCGAATAGCCCGCTCGCTTGCAAACACTCAGGATAATGTCAAAAGCAGCGAGAATAACTGTGGCAGGCATACGTTTGTCAAACGCAGCGTAATCCCCAGCTACCAT